CCGCCTCCACCGGAACAAGCGACAAGAATAGAGAAAAAAGAGATAAGCAGAAACAAAATAAATTTTTTCATAGTAACTTCCTCCTTGTATAGTATCAGAAATATACCATAAACAATTTATCTTGTCAACTATTTTACCACAAAAAACCTGAAATTAATGCAGAACTTACAAAAACTACTGCTTTTCGGTCTTTCGGGTAGAAATATAAGCCCTCTTGCTTGTTAGGTATTTGACTTTCGATGACATTAAAAAATAAGCCGGATGCAGTTTCAAACGCCCCGAACACCTGTTTGAACGTGGCACTGCTTTTGGCAAATTTGTTCTGGACAACGCTAATTGACTTACCCTGATAATCGCCCTTTGTGATTGAAAAGTTTTTTGAATTGAATACCGAATAGCCGATTACAGGTTTTTCGGGTAACTCTTCAATTTCAGTAATTACCCCATTGTCTTGGGAGTAATAATGTATTATCGATTCCATGATAGGTTCCTCTTCGGTTCCTGTGTTTTCTACTTCAACGGTTTCGAGATAAATTATTTTATCTTTTACGAAAAAGTCTTGGATGTAAACAGGTATCGGAGATTCTTCGGTATTCGATATTTTCACTTCAATCATTTCGTTTCCTAAAAAACCGAGTAGCCGTCCGGCTTGAAAATAGTAATTATTGTATTGTGAAACAGGTGTAATCATAGTTCTTTCTCCTGAGATGTATAATAAAAGCCCATATAATATATATATGGGCTTTTTGTACATAATAATCAACTACTTTTTATACTACTTTTCCCAGGGGTGCTTTTTCGCGCCCTTAGAAGCAGCAGCGGGGGGTGACTGTGTTGTAGCTCCTGCTTGGGCCTGTTTTGGTGCTTCGCCAGTTGCGGGAAAATGTCGCTTAACTTCATTCTTCATTCCATATCCGTCATTCTTGTCTATTGCAACAACACGAATTTTCATAGGTATGTTATGCAGCTGCGCGGAGTCGACCAGATCATGAGGATTGATTCCCGCTATTCGGGTTATTTCACTCAACGATCTTCTTGAAATTATTTGAGCTTTATCACTTGGATTTACGATGTTCAATCCTTCGAAAATTTTCTTTTCCTTGAAATTTCCATCGATAATTTCCCATACGAGATTTAAGCGTTCTCTCGCGCCATCGTCTTTTACTGTTTTTTCAGAATCGGAAATAACAGCAATATAGTCACCGTTGGGAACTGGCTCAAAAGACTGTTCCGGTTCGTCGGTGTAAATTTCACTCATGTTTAAATCAGCCATATGAATTATTCTCCCTATTCGTTATTAGTTTCTGTGAGCATCCATTCCATGATTTCAGAACAGTGCTCCAGTGATACTTCAGCGTCACCGAGACCGAAGCTGTTACCGTTAATCATCGCAGGATTATCTCCACAAAGATGAAGGACCCGCCTCTTGCTTGCAATGGCTTTTCCCTTCTTGGCGGTAGCTCCCACTTTCTCAGATTTGACAAAAACTTCTTTGTCATAGAAGGCGATAATATCAGCCCACTCTTCGAGAACCGCGAGACTTGACTTGTCAATTTTCATGACATATCTTTCGTACGGATCACGGTCGGGCGGGTTGACGGTAATGATTTGCGAGTGCGCGACAAGCACAATGTCAATCCCGCTGTCCCGTAATACGTCACAGTTGGCAAGAAACACCTTCCATGCAGCAGGGGCAAGGAACTTTAGCCCTTTCTGAAACGTAGTTTCTTTGCAATTGTCGTCATTGATAGCCTTTGCAAGCTGCGCCCCTGTTCCCTCAAGGCGTTCGTTGACTTTCTTTACCGCATACGCATGAATAAGCGGTTCAAGCCAGTCAAGCGTATCAACGACTGCACGCTTGTACGCATGTTTCCCGTTCAGAAGAAAATCGAAAATTTCCATGATGTTTTCAAAACTTTCGACAACTGGTGTCTTGTCACATGCGATGTGAGCAACACGATCTTCGGTCGGGATCATGAGTGCGCCTTTCGTTGAACCGGCGAGTGTCGATTTTCCGAGTTTTGGGGGGCCATAAATGATGACCTTCCTCGGCATTGCTTTTACACCTTTGTGAATATCTGACATGCTAAATGCCATTGTTTTACCTCCCTTATATTTTTTCTACCTTAATCGTAGTTTTACCTGGCTTTTCTTCTACGCAATTTGAAACCATCTTGTATATTTCCGGATTATTCTCTTTGAGATACGCGAACCCTGTTTTGTCAAGATCGAACTTGATTTTTTCGGGTCGCAAGTTCTCCGGAATGCTGGCGCGTATGGAAATATACTGTTCCTGATCAAGTTTCACTGATACGTTTTTCTTGAGGTTTACCTTGAACCCGATATCGTCTTCCTTAAAGGTTTTCGAGTCGCCTTCAAAGTTCCCGTATACGGATTCAATTTGCTGCTCAACTTCGATGCGCTTTTTTTTCGCAGCATCCTCAGCCTTTTTATGCTTTTGCCATTCTTTGAAGATGGCTGCCTTTTCTTCGGCTGTCATGATTGCTTTTCCTCCTTCGCATAAACATTCAGTCCGATTTTTACGTCAAAGTGTTCGGGAGCACTGATGTTCCCTCCGGTGGTGGCGATAATAGTGGTCTTACCGCTTTTCGACTTGCCGAATCGTTTTGATAAATCTACTTTAATGGTAAGCATGTCACCGTCAACAGACATATCACAGTTTGTCATTGCTTTTGTTTTTCCTCCTTCTTAAATTTTTCGAGTCCTGCTTCAAAGATTTTAAGGTATCCGTCCTGAAAACTTTTTATTCCTTTTTCGAGGATTGCCATTTTCGCGGATTCCTTGAGTTTGTTGGAGCATGGAATGTTAATTGTTGATTGCTTGTCGTCCACGCCTTCACCTCCACATTCAATATTTTTAGACAATTACAAATTCCATAAAACATGTCAACACTTTTTCTTAAAAAAAATAAAAAAAGGAAATAAGAAAAAATAAAAACAAGAAAAAGTATTGACAAGATAAAGTATGATATTATATGGTTGTTGAAAACAATGAGTGAGGTTGTTTGAGAGGGATAATAATATGGAGGAGGTAGTACCAATGAAGAAACTAATAGTAGTATTGTCTATAGTAATGTTTTTAGCTGTTGGTTGTGAATATGTTGATAATGATGATAATGACAGTAGCGATTACACGGTACTGTACATGTTTTCCGGAACTGCGGTGTCATCAGATATATCATTCCGGGACAATGCCGGAAATATCGTGTATGTTAATAATCAATCATTGCCATATCAATCACCGGTTTATACTTTCGGTTCTGCCTGTGGTAGGACAATTGCAACCGTTGATAATTTGACTACATCAGGTACGGTTAAAGCAAGTATTATTATTAACAACAAACAGTTTTATACAGGTGAATCAGAAACCAGTGTTTACATTTGGGGATTCTGTAATCCTTTTGAGTGTGGACAATAATATAATTCACCCCCTGTCGAAAAAGGCAGAGAGGAGGTAAACTATGCAAACATGGATAACAGACAAAGACTTTTCCAAAAGTGCAGCGAACCTTGACGGACGCAGACTTGGGGCGCAACTGTATGAAGGGATACACGTACTGGCATCATTACTTGACGTGAACGATAAGCTCACTACCCCAAAGAGGTCTGTTGCGAATCATCCGGTAGCTAAATTTTGGAAAGGATGCGAAGCCGAATTATATGGATATCTCTCTGCCCATTTACTTGAATGGCGCAAAAGGGGTTATAAAACAGAAAAAAATTTTATTAATCTTATTATGATATTTAAAAGTATGGCAGAGAAAAACAACACATTTGGTGATCCCCTTATTACTGGTGATTTAATCAAATTGCACCGGCACATATTGCTGAAAAAAGATTTTGAGTTCTATTCTGAGAAATTTAATTAAAGGAGAAATTACATGATAACAATGAAAGGAAAATATAATTTTGCAAATATTATGATAGATCAAATTGACGATTCGACCAGAGATCAGATTCAAGAGTTCCTGAACCATCCTGCGTTTGGGAATACGTATATCGCCATAATGCCCGATTGCCATGCCGGTGCAGGAGCAGTTATAGGATTTACCATGAAAATGAATAATTACATAATTCCGAATGTTGTTGGAGTCGATATTGGATGTGGTATGCTTGCCGCTAATTTCGGGAATGTTGATATCGACCCTCAAAAAATTGATAATTTTATCAAAAAAAACATACCTTCAGGATTCGGAATAAATTCAGAATATAAGCATGTACGTCTTGACCAGATTGAAGAGATAACAGAATCCTGTTACCGTATCGAAACAGATTCGGAAAAAGCATTAAAAGCTATCGGATCGCTTGGCGGCGGTAATCATTTTATTGAGATCGGGGTTGATTCAAAAAATAACACATGGGTAACAATTCATTCCGGATCAAGAAACTTCGGACTGAAAGTAGCAAATTATTATCAAAAAAAAGCAAAAAACATTCTCGAAAAGTATTTTATTAAAGATCAATATAAAAATCTTGAATTTTTGCTTGCCGATAGTAAAGACGGCGAAATGTACTTAAAAGATTTACGTGTCGCTCAAAAATTTGCATCATCAAACAGATTCGAGATAATGAGTAGAATAAAAAATTTTATCGAAGTAGCTCCCAATAATATTGTAGAGTCTGTTCATAATTTCATAGGCGAAGACAATATTATAAGAAAAGGTGCAACTCCTGCAAGGTTGGGGGAAACTGTAATAATACCATTCAACATGAGAGATGGCATAGCAATCTGCGAGGGCAAGGGAAACTCAAAATTCAATTATTCTGCCCCGCATGGTGCCGGTCGCATTTTAAGCCGGAAGCAAGCAAGGATGAAGTTATCAGTAGACAGTTTCCAGAGAGATATGATTGATTCGGGAATTTTTACAACAACTGCAAATATTGAAACGCTTGACGAGGCCCCAGGAGCGTATAAAGATATGAATATAATAATAGAAAACATCGAGGAAACTGTATCAGTAATTGATATGATAAAACCTATATATAATTTCAAATCAGCATAGACCAGATGCGACAAAAGGTCACTCATGTTCAGAACAGCATTGAAAACATGCTAAAAACGGCCATTCAGAGCATTCAGGATGGCTTGTACGGGAACTTTTTTAGAAGAATATCAAGGATTATGTTGTAAAAAATAAAGGCTTATGTGGCCGAAATGGAAAAGAGGGAAATTATGAAAGTATTAGACATGAGTAAAAAAGAGTTTGAAAATTTGAGATTAAGGGAGTGGTCTGAAGACATCGGAAAGTTTAATTCTATAATCATATTGCCGGGCAAAAGTCGCCCACTACACGATAGCGGATTTCGATATATGGATTTTATTGCCGTTAAAAATCATGAGGCTATTTGTAGATTATCTGGATGCAGTGACGTGCTTCATCTTGATGGAATTGGTGGATACGGAAGAAATAAAACAAGTTTAGAAACAAGACTTACAACGGTTAAGGCTTGGAACATAGACTGTTTACCCAAAAGCGGATTGTTGCACATGTGGTGCGAGGGATATGAACTGGAAGCATCTCCAGCCTTTAGTTCTTTTGAAATAATCGCTTATAAAATTTAAGAAGATTAAAAAAACAACATATCAAGTAATTGTTGTTTTATCGATCCTCTTATTATGCATAAGGGGATAGGCAAAAAAATAAAGGTAAAGAGGAAATGGAATAATGAAGTTTAAGATAATACCAAACGAACAAACCCCGAAAGTATCAAATCCGATAGACATTAAAGCAGACTTGAAGTTAATGGAAAAATTCGCTTCTTTTGCGATGAGGCAACATAATTGTGCCGGACTTTCTGCTAACCAGGTATCTTGTGGCGGGAAACGAATAGAGAAAACATTTTTTGCAATAAAAATAAATAATTTTTGGGATATTGTAATAAATCCGGAAATAACAGAATATATCGGCAATTCGTCAGAAAAAGTCGAAGGGTGCTTGACGTGGTTGGGGAAAAATATTATTGCAAGCAGGTATCCGGAAATAAACGTACGGCATTATAATCTTAAAGGAGATTTTCTGTATCGAAGGGTATCTGGTTGGGAAGCACAAGTTTGGCAGCACGAATATAACCACCTTTCCGGAGTACCTGAAATTGTAGTTTCGAAAAAATCAAAAAAGGAGAAAAATCATGAGTAAAGAATTAAAGATGGGGGATAGGATAGAAATAGAAGTAGGACTTGCAGGCATAATAACTTGGGAACCGGCTACTTTTATAAAACATGGAAGAACAGGAAGTGCTATATGTGTATACGGTCTACATGAAGACAAGTATTTCAACAGACTTCCATTCAGGACTATTTCCAAAGATGCAGGAACATGGCGTATCCCTGAAGAGAAAATGTACCGCCCCTTCACATGGGAAGAGCGAGACCAGTTAAGGGGTAAGTGGGTAAAAAAGAAAAACAAGGAAGACAAGGAAGATATAGAAGGAATGATTGACGGATTATCTATGGATTTTGATAGATTTTTAATTTATTTTTCTGTTTATTTTGTTACAAATAACGAACTTCTGGACTGGTACACTTTCCTTGACGGCTCTCCCTGCGGAGTACCTGTAGGGGAAAACTGTGTAAATCAAAAGACAGTAAATGTAACTCTTGACGAATACATGGAGAAAGAATAATTATGAACGAAAAAAGATGTAACGCGAAATGTGTTGTATTGGAAAGTGATATCTGTTGTTATGATTGCAAAATATCAGAAGAGTGCAAGCTGCAATGTTCAACATTCAAAAGCAATATCTCTTTTGATAATTGCTTTTCGAGAATTATAGACCTGGATAAAACAGACCCCCATGTGATAATTGCATCTGGGGTAGTTTTCGGATTGCCAGCATTGCGTGGAGTATATCAATTCCCCGAAGACCAAGAAGAAATTAAAGAAGAACTTACAGAAAAAATTAAAGATTGGTTTCGGGAAAACATATCATGGAGATTCCGCAAATATTCTCCGGAAGATTATTAAAATAAAAACAAATCAGTAAAAATCAAAGGAGGAAACTAATGTTTAACAAAACAATGGTATTTCATCAACCGCACACATCCAGGACGGATTCACTTGTTACGATTACAGAGAAAAAGGCTCCCACGGATGATTCCATGAGGCTACTCAATGAATTTAAAGAAAAAGCATTAAGCGAAATATTAAATGCTTTTGAAATTAAAAATAATTTTTTATCTGGAGAGATATTTTTTCTTGCAAGTATTGATTGTAACACAAACTACATCATACGAATAAAAATAAATAATGAAGTATTTGAAGAACGAGGAACTATTGATCGTTATGACTCACTGTTAAAAAATGACCATGAACTTTTCGAGCTGTTTTTCAATGGTGTTTCAAGAATAATCAGTAAAATAATTATAGAGAAATCAGTAGATAAAATACACAACAATATATTAAGGAGGTAAAAACGATGAGAAACATCAAAAAGGAAAATATGGCACATGCGATATTTCAAAAATATTCATTGATGGAAGACAATATAAATAAAGACGAAAACAAATATTGCTATACGATACAGAAGAATGAATCCTTAAATAAAGTAAAAAGTGAACTAAAAGAAATAAATTATAATCCAAAAATTCAATTTGAAGATGATAATTTTATAACATATTATCTTCCATATTATTTATAGACAGGTAACAACTATGGCAAAATTAAATGTAGTAGAATACGACAGAACACTTGCAGAAGTTGACAAGGCTCTTGAACAAAAGAAAAACGCTGAACCTCCACGGCACTATCTTGGGATGTCTCAAATTGGCGAAGAGTGCATGAGGAAACTTTTTTACTCTTTCAGGAATGCTGAAGGGAGAAGTTGGGAAGCTCAGGGCGTTCGTAACATTGAGGACGGACACCTTCAGGAAGATGTCATGGCAGAACGACTCCGCATGGTCCCCGGCATAGAGCTGATTACCCATGATCCGGAAAACGAAAATGAGCAGATAGGATTCTCTCTGTTGCTTGACCATTTCAGGGGGCATTGTGACGGTGCGATTCTCGGAATCGTTGAATCTCCTGGCACATGGCATTGTTGGGAGCATAAGTCAGTTGGGGAAACCAGCTTTAATCAGCTAAAAAAGATACGAGAGGAAAAAGGTGAAAAGAACGCTCTTCGGGAATGGAATATAATCTATTATGCTCAGGCACAGATTTACATGCATGAGATGAAACTGACACGGCACTTCTTGACGGTTTCCCTCCCCGGTGGACGCGGTTATATGTCTATTCGCACCGAGTACAATCGAAAAGAAGCTGAAGCGATCATCGAAAAAGCAAAGTCTATTATATTCGATAATTGGATACTGCCGGAAAGGATCAGCGACAAGCGAGAGTTCTATAAATGCAAATGGTGTGAATATCAAGAAATATGCCACGACGGAGCGTTCCCGCTTGTAAACTGTAAAACC